CAACCGCAATGTACCTTGCCTGTCATGAAGGAGCCAAAACAGTTTTCATGTTTGGTTTTGACATGATGGAAGAGGGTGATAAATACATAGGAGTGTATAAAAATACTGAGAACTATTATTATGCAAAAGGTTTTGATTGCATAGTTTGGAGAAAGCAATACAAATCTGTTTTTAATGAGTTCGAGGATACTACATTCTATTGGGTATGCAAAGACATCGATAACCAGATAGGTAAAGATGTTTTTGAACAACATTCCAATGTAAAATTTATTACATACGAAGAACTAAACAATAACATACGTTAACATAAGGAGAAGATATTATGTCTTTGAGTAAACTTAAAAAGTCAAGTTCGCTTGACAAATTACTAAACGCAGTCAAGGAAGATTCTGCACCACAAGAGAAGAAGTCCTACAAGGATGACCGATTGTGGAAACCAGAGATGGACAAATCTGGTAATGGATATGCAGTTATCCGATTCCTCCCAGCAGTCGATGGTGAAGACTTGCCATGGGCTAAAGTCTGGAATCATGCGTTTCAAGGGCCTACTGGTCAGTGGTATATCGAGAACTCTCTCACTACCATAGGTCAGAAAGATCCTGTTTCCGAACACAACACAAGGTTGTGGAATACTGGTCTGGAATCAGACAAAGAGATTGCTCGCAAACAAAAGAGGAAGTTGCAATACTTCGCAAACATCTATGTTGTGAGTGATTCCAAACACCCAGAAAACGAAGGAAAGGTTTTCCTATATCGTTTCGGTAAGAAGATCTTCGATAAGATTATGGAAGCGATGCAACCAGCGTTTGAGGACGAGGAAGCAATCAATCCATTTGATTTCTGGAAGGGTGCAAACTTCAAGTTGAAAGTTCGCAAGGTAGATGGTTACTGGAACTATGACAAGTCAGAGTTCGATTCAGTAAGTGTTCTATTCGATGACGATGACGCAATTGAAGAAGTCTGGAAGAAACAGTATCCTCTCGCAGAGTTTTCTGCTGACTCCAACTTCAAGTCGTATGATGAGTTGAAAACTCGTCTTGATGCGGTCTTGTCTGGAACGGTATCTGTCGGTAATATAGCTGATGAGTTGAATGACGAACCATTTGCTGAACCGAAGGTTGATACTAAACCTGTGGAATCTTCTGCTTCTGGAGAAAATGAAGAGGACGCAATGGCTTATTTTGAAAAGTTAGCCAACGGTTAAGGCCGGCACGCCACTCGATGTCAAACTAGTCCCTGATCTAATCGAGAAACGTCCATACCCCCCTAGGCGCCTGCAAGGGGGGTATTTTTTTATGCAGGGCCTGATGCAAACACACCCATCATATCGGAATCAGATACCATAATGTTTTCTTGGCGAGTTGTTTGTGAATTTACTCTTTGAGAATTATCTTGACTTACTACAGTATTACTAGCTCCAGACCTCTTTGACTCCAGATCTGCTTTCTTCTGTTCTAATCTCGCAATACCGTCCAACGTAAACTGCTCCATCTCACCAGTTCTAGGATCAGTTCCCATTGACCTGACCATAGCAATTTTTCTATCAAGTGCTTCAATTTGATTAGTTAACTCATTAGTTAAGTCCATATCCTTAGTGTATTTTGTTTTTCTTTTTTCTTCAAGAGCTCTTCTTTGTATCTCTGCGGTAGATATTCTCTCTCCACTTGCACTATCAAACGCACCGTATTGAATCTGACCACCGCCCTTACTAGCTGGGTCTACATATCCTGTGTCTCTCACCTGTTGAGGTGGTGATTTCTCTGGTTCATTTGATTCTCCAAAATTTTCAATTTTATCAAACGCAGCGCCCAAAAATGATTTTATACCTTGAACTACTGGATTGTTGAAAATAAAATCTTTTATTCCTTCAATCATTGCTTTCAAAAAGTCTGTGACATCAAGCACAACAGACTCTATCGTTCCTCCTATTACATCTTGAATTGCATAAAATTTATCTCGTACCATTGTAAAGAAACCTGATATTGCATCAGATATACCAGTGACTATACCGTCTATTGTTTCATTTATAGAAGTCATTGCTGATTCTATCCCATCTGTCACAAATAGAACAATACTGTCATAAAATTCCATAAATTTCTTTAAGATATGCCCAGTTATGCTTCCCTCTGTCTCTTCAAGTCCAAATATGCGAGCGAAGAAATCAAATAATGCAGCTATTTGTGTATCAAAAAAAGTAAAAAATGCCATTATTTTTTCAGTAAATGTTTTTTCTGGATTAAAAAGCGTTGAAAAAAGATTTACTAAATTTTCTATAGTATCAGTAACATATAAAACAAGACTGTCAAATACTTTTTTAAATCCTGCTTTTAAATCTTCAAATATTAAAACGCCTTCTGTGGACAAGAAATCCATAATTGGTTTTATGTACTTATCGTACAACTCTTTAAGGGTAGTTTTTATATCCTCTAATATTAAAGGGCCTTCAGTTGTAATAAATCTCCTGATTGATTTCCAAGTATCACTTTCTAAAAATTTGATAAGTGCCATCAATCCAGCTGCACTTAAAATTGCTATTGCTCCAGCACCCACCTTAAGCGGTGTTGCTAAAACATCTACAACTTTGCCAAGACCACTCTTAAATGTTTTCGATAGAACTGATGTATTCTTTTTATCAGCTGATGCTTGTTTTTTCCCAAGTTCTTTTTGTGCAGCTGGAGATAATCCCGACACAGATTTTAACATTTTTCCTAAAATGGTTGTGTCTCTTTCTTTACGTTTGTTTTCTTTTATCTGAGCTTTAATTTGTTTCCTAGACTCAGAAAAAAATGGGGTGTTTTTTATTTCAAGTTTTAAACGGTCTTGTTCTAGTTTAAGACTCCTTCGAGTTATTTCAGTTTGTGCTTTATTGTATTTACTATTGTTCTCTGCTTTACCACCCTGCCTTTCAATCTCTGCTTTAATTTTTCCAGCGTTCGCTTTGTCTATTCCTATCGCTTGTTCCTCTTTATCAAGTGCTGCCTTTCGATCTTTAAGTGCTTGAGCGTTACCAGACTTAACCGCTGCGATTAAATCTAAAATATCTTTATTTGCTTCAGCCATTTACTTACTCTTTTTATCTGCGTATGCGTTTGCACCAAAGTATGCAGCAACTAATGCTGAGATTGCGACAAAGTATGTCGGTGCAATATCACCAATAATTTTTGCGGTGCTTTCAAACCCTAACATTGAAGTGATTAAAATTCCTGATGGATAACACAACATACCGAACAATGCAAACCATGTCATATGACGCATTGCATCTCTACGGGCATCTGCATCCTCAAGTTCTTTACGTTTGAACTCTAAGTACAGTCGATGTTCCTCATCTGATACTCTCCCATCACCATTAGTATCTGCTGGGTGATGTTTTTTTACTTCTTCTTCCTCATCCATATTTACTTTGCTCCTTTTCAATCCTCTCGTTTTCTTCTTTGATCCATTCCATCAATAAACCAACATATATGTCTCTTTCCCACGGCATCATATTTTCAAGTTCTGTTAGACTGTATTTATGATGTTGCATCATTGCAAAATTTGTTTTATAATAACTGTATATACTTTCATGAGAAAGACTTATCCTAAAAAACTTGCCAGGCCCTCCACCACAACCTCACTTTCCACTTCCGTCTTAGGATTCTTAACTGGAATCACATGACGTAATTTGGGCATTGTGTCAAAAAAATCTGTAATCAACTTAAACTGATCTGCTGTTAGTTGATCCATAAATTCATCAATGTCCTTTTCACTAAAGTCAACTCGATTAAAAATTTGCTCTTCATAATGTATTTCCTGTACGCATTGATTTAATAATGAGAATACTTTTTCCATTTCACTTGCATCAGATGACAATCCTTTCATATCTTTTAATATGGGATATTTCAAAAATAACTTAACGGTATCTGTTATTTTTACTTCATTGGTATGGTCAGCAGTCATTTGAACACTAACATCATTAATGTCAACTTCCACATCAACACTTGTTTTTTCATCATCTGGGCATATCAACCGCAACTGAACTTTTTCTCCAACAGATTTTGCTCTTATATTTAAAAAAATATATTCTATGTCAAACATAGGAGAACTATCGGCATCTATTTTTTCAAACGTGCAAGTTCTAACTAATGAAGAAACTGTATCTATAATTTGTTGATCATCTTCGCTTTCTTGAGCCATCAACAGTAGTTTTTGTTCTTTAACTAAAAATGGCCTATATTGTATTTCCTCCCTTGTTGATGGTAAAGTCAACCTATAGGTTGGCGTATCTAATTTTGGTAATCCCATAATATTTCATCCTTATAATTTCCTTAACACCTTCGGTATCGATGCTGTTATTCTACTTTCTACAGTGTTTAATACTGCGTCTGCAATTCTATCTGTTAGTGGTTTAGGTAATCCTGCTTCATCTTTTAAATCTTTCCAATATCGATATGAAAATGTAACTGATACTTTTTGTACTTCAGTACCGCGTGAGGCACTTACTGATTGTTCAGCTATTGTTTTTGGAAAACACTCAATCATTTCAACACCATATCTTTGTCTGTCTGTTTCGTCTAACTGAAATAATTTTATCGAACCAACATAGTCATTGTAGTATTGCATAGCCCATGTCTGGGGGTTGTATGCGAGTCGTTGCCATGTCTCAAAGAATCGTTTCTCTTTCATATCAGATGAACACTGAAACACTCCAGTTACATCTCCGTAAGAGTAACCCGAAACTATATTTCTAACTGGGCCATAGATATTTGTATCTTCTGTGGTGTCCAGATTACGGCCAGGAAATGAAAAACTTTCACAACGTAATGCAGTTTTTCTTGCAGTTTGGTCGGCAACTTGTTCGCCCATAATTTGTGCAAAAATGTTTGTTCGACTGCTTGAAACAGGTGGAAAGAAAAAGACTTCATAACGATGAGGTTTTGCGAACCCATCATCACTACGAAATGTCGCAAAGATTTCATCAAGACCAGCGTATGCAACCGCCTCTACAAAACTACCTAAGTTAAATCGGTCAGACATTAAATCATACCTCTCGAATCTCTCCAGACTTTTCTATCTGAAGCCTTTTTAAATCTTTGTACTGGCAATAAAGCCGCAACGATAAACTCATCTGCATCTATTCTACGAAATGGCGACTCTAAAAAACTATACAAGTATCGGTGCAGAGTTGGTTTCACTAGAGGAATATTTCTAACACTATTGTATGTTGCTGTTAGTCTTGTTGTACTGTCTAACTTATCGTTGCTACTGAACTCATATAATCTGTCAAGTAATTTTATTCGTAGCGGTATTGGTAGGTAATGCATATTGATACCCATAAACCCATCTCCATACCTCTCCAAAGGTAGAACTAAAGGAAACCTATCATAGTAAGGTAGTTTGTCTTTATATTTCGGTGAATAGAAAAACATATTCAGTCTACCGAAAAATGGTGTTCTTGCACGTTTCCCTTCACGAATTAAATCTGTTGAAGATGGAGCTCCAAACTCTCTTATTTTTGTGCGAAACCAAGAAACAGAACGCTCTTGTCCTCTTGTTTCGTCCAGTACTTTTTGAATAAATTCAGTCGCCATATAACTATTTATACTTAGGATTGAGATGATCTTCTGTCAATATCTTAAACTCCATACCTTGATCGTTACAGTATTCGGTTGCAGATTTCCACTTGGCTTGATTGATACCCCATGTCTCAACTTCCTTGAACCATCTTCTAGTTTTTCTTTTGGGATTCTTGATGGGTGGTTTGCACTGAGCCTTTGGTTTGACCTCAATAATAAACTTCTTGATTGTATTATCAGACTGTCGAACTTTCATATAAAAATCTGGAAAATAACGGTGTAGTTTACCATCCCAAGGCGATAAATAAGGTATAATGACTTCCTCACTACCCCATTCAAGAACCGCATCATTGTGGTCACAGTACACCATAAGCTTACGTTCCCATAGAGAACGGTATATCACTTGGTTAGGATTGCCCCGATATTTTTTGGGGTTTACTGGTTTGTATGTTCCACTGTACGCCATATTGTATAAATACTTTAAATAAGGAATATTTATATGGTTCAGTTTGTAGATATAGTAAAGGGTCAAGCGGTATCACTCGCAAATCAAGGTTTTAAGAAAGCGATGGGCAACCTCAGAGGTGTGGTTGGATCATCGTTGAATCGTGGACAACCAACTAATAACCCAGCACTAAAAGCCAGACTTGACCCCAAAGCATTTACCTTTCCCCTCGATGTAACTAATGCAGATCAGGGATTGGGTAATCATGGACATTACATTTTATTTTTTATCAATGAACAAAAAAATGCAAATATAGAATTTGGTAAAAAACAAGCAAGTTCCAGAGGATTTCATGATACCCTTAAGGCAGCTTCACAACATGGTATCGCAAGTGAAGTAAGAACATTTGTAGATAATGTAGCAGGCGGTGGAACATTTCAAACAGTAACTAATAAATTGGGCCTTGACAATTTAGTAGAGGGACTTAGTAGTTCACAATCCTTTACCAGTGCGGTTGCAGGCTCTGATGAATTTAAAAGGGGTTCAGTAATTAGCGAATCAGATAATACTGCACTTGTGGATAGACCAGCAACAACACGATTGGATACTGCGATTGCATTGTACATGCCACCAACGGTAAATGTTACTTACACCGCAAATTATACCGACACAGAGATAGGTGCTGGTGCAGCTAAAGCTGCAGAAATTCTAACTGCAAAATCTGCTAAAGAGGGATTGGGAATAGCATTTAGTGATGAAACTAATCAAGAGATAGTTGATGCTCTTAAAAAGGCTGCATTAGGAGCTGTCGGTGCAATTCCAGGCGCTCAAGGTGCGAGAGAACTTTTTGAAATGCAACAGGGTTTCATCATGACAAATCGCATGGAGTTAGCGTTTAAAGGTTTACCAAAAAGGGGATTTCAATACACGTTTAAGATGATACCCAAGAGTGAACAAGAAGCTGAAGAAGTTAGAAATATTGTAACTGCATTTAAAATGAATATGCTACCAGAGGGAATGGAATCTGGTGATGGGTTTACAGGTAAAAATTTGAAGATACCCAACACTTTTGATATTAAGTATATGTACGTTGGACGAGAGAACGAGTATCTAAACAAAATATCCACTTGTGTTTTAGAAAGTATGAACGTCACTTATGGTGGAGATCGATTCAAAACATTTGATGGAAATGAAGACGGAGCTCCACCAATGGAAACTACCATAACACTCAACTTCAAGGAAATGGAGTTGATTACCAAACAACGTGCTGAAGAAGGGTTCTAAAAATGTATTTTAACACGTTTCCAATTATTCCTTATGACTCCATTGGTGACTATAACTTCAAAGAAGTTACTAATATTTTGCGTAGAGTTAAACTTCGAGCAAAAGTAAAAACAAACGTCATGTTATTTGACACTTATGATGTCAAAGAAGGTGAAACCCCAGAAATGATTGCAGACAAACTATACGGTAATCCAGAACTGCATTGGGTTGTCTTGATGGTAAATGATATTACAGACCGATTTCACCAGTGGCCAATGAATTTTTCTCAATTCAATCAGTATATCGCAGACAAGTATAACGATATAAACGGTATTCACCATTATGAAGTTGCACAGGAGTCTGGTGATACGTCCATCAAAATATGGGTAGAGAATGATTCTGATACCAACGCATACTCTGGCGCAACTCCGATTACAAACTATGAATACGAACAGTCAGAGCAAGATAGGAAAAGAAAAATACGATTATTAGACGTACAATATCTTGGTCTTTTTACCAGTGAATTTGAAAAAAGAATCAAGGAATCGATTATCTAATGGCTGGAATACAATATGCTGGTGAGTATGAGATAGAAGAAATAAAATTATTTTCTTCCTCTGGTAACATTATACCTTTAGATGGTTTGATGATGCAATTGACGTTATTTGAAAATATATTTTCCCCCACTATGTCAGGTCAAATAACCTTATTAGACACAAATAGTATCGTCCTTAATTTGCCAATTATAGGTCAAGAATATCTTTCATTTAAAATAAAAACTGCTAGTCTTGGGTCTGAAGGGACAGACATTATCGACTATACAGAAAATATATTTTCTGTTTATAAAATAGACAAAAGAATAATGGCAGACAGTGCTGAAGCAATTGTGTTACACTTTACTTCCCCAGAGATGATGAGAAATAATCGCACTAGAGTTTCTAAAAGTTATACTAACAGCATAGATAAGATTGTCATAGATGTATTGCAAAATGAAAGATACCTAAACTCAAAAAAAGATTTATTTATTGAGGGAACAGTTGGTGTCAGAAAAATGATTGCACCAAATAATCAACCATTTACATTTATTCAAAAGTTGGCGTCAGAATCTATATCTCTGGAACATAGTTCTCCATACTTTATGTTTTATGAAAACAAAGACGGTATTCATTTTAGAAGTCTAGAAAGTTTGTATAACCAGCCCATTATTGCAAAATATAACACAGGTGATTTTGTTAATCAGGGTTCTGGTGGAACGGTGGTAAGAAATGTACTAGAGGAATATAGCCGCCCTCTTAG